GAAGGACAACGTCAAGGCCGGTATATTCGGCCGCCAGCTTTGAAGCAAGCTGAAGGATTCGGTTCCGGTTGTCGTCGCCCAGGTCGGCGTTATCGTAAAAGTAAAACAGGGTAATGTGAAGTTCTTCCGCCGGTTCGCCGCCTGGTATAGCGATTCGCGAAGCGACGTCCGACGGGGCGAAAAGGGCCAGCATTGCGCCTTCGTGGTTCGCCTGGAAATCGAACTTCATTATCGCCCCTTTCCGGCCAGGGCCAGTTCTTTTTCGATAATCCGTCCTTCCAGGTCTTTGACCTTGTTCGGAAGGTCGAAAAGACCGGCGACCGGCGGTTGTTCGACGTCACGCGGGCGACCCCGTTCTTCGTCGGGAAGGTCGGGAAGGTCGGCAATCGCGCGAAGGTGGTCTTCGTCAACGTCGGTCGGCGTGAAGACCTTCGCCTGGGCCGCGGTGTTAAGCGAATTTACCAGGGCGGCCAGGTCAACCTTGCCAGGTTTTTCCCAAACGATTTCGGGATAACCGGACAAGCCCGACCAGGCGTTGAAGCGGAAAAGGTACGGGACAAGCTGAAGGTTCCAGGTTTCCAGAAGATAACGCTGGACGGCTTCAAGTACCAGGCTGAAGAAGTCCTGGGAACCCTTGTTCAAGGCGTACGACCCCGTACCTGTCATACCCTGGATAATGAATTGCGCGAAGAAGCGCATTAACATTACTTTATGCCAGCGGTCAATAATCTGGTTGACGTCGTATATCTTATTGCCGCCCGACCAGGGTTCCATTTCGACGCCAGGCGGGACGATAAGGTAAACTTCTTCGTCCTTCCGAAGCCCCTTCATGGCCGTCTTCAGGTCGGTTAAATCCTGGCCTTCGAAGTTTTCGTCGGTCAACTTCGCGACCGGCATTCCGCCGACGTCGCGTTCGACGCCGATTCCTTCCAGGTCTTCCAGGTTACGGGCGAAGCGGTACGGCCGGTAAAGGGCCCGTAAAACGGAATGCCCCTGGGGGTTCCCCTTCCGGCCCTTGTACTTAAAGTGAACGCATTTCGTTAGCGGTATTTCGTACGTCCGGTTGAAGTTCGGGTCGGCCTGGATAAACGATTCCAGCTTGTCCGGTTCGGCCGTGTTGTACCCCCATTTCGACAAGCTTTCCTGGCCGCGGGGGTCAAGGTTCTTCAACCAAAGGCGGCCGTCCGTCCGTTTTTCAAGGACGATTTCGGAAACGGCGAACCCGAAGTCCAGGCATTCTAGGGCGTCTTCAGTGTGCGAATTCCACGTCTGGCCGTCCATATTGTTCATGCACTCCCAAAGCCAATCGGCCGCGGCCTGGTCGTTGGGGGCCCCGCCAGGGGCCGGTTCAACATTGATAGCGGCCGCCTGAAGGGGAAGTTTTATCGCGTCCAGAAGGGCCCCGATTATCGGGTCGTCCCGCATTTCCATATAAAGCTTGACTTCGGTCGTCCAGTTTTTGATTGCGTTCAAGTATTCTTCCCGAATCAAGCCGCCGATGTGCTTCAAGCCGGTGACGCCGACGACGGTTCGAACCCCGTTACCTGGGCCCTGGGGCTTGCCTTGAAAGCGACGCCGCCCGCCGCGGTCGCGCTTAAAGAAGGGCCGCCCCTGGTTCGGGCGGCCTGGATTTTGATTCTGTGCGTTCTTGGGCGGGCCTGAATTGGTGTTGACCATATCTTCGACCCCTTTCGTGAAGATTTCGGGCTTTACCGAAATATTATACTGGTTTTTCCATTGTGTCAAGTTGACACTATGGAAGGTTCAAAAGTGGACTAACGGGCGGGCGACACGAAGGAAAAGTCGTCCACTTAATCACGCCAGCGCGACTTCTTCGATTCAGTGGCGACGCCGGTCGCGCGGCCGATAATCAGGCGCGGCTTCAGGGCCCGCAACCCGTGAACCAGTACGTCCGGTATGTCGTCATGCGCGCCCCTGGGGAAGTCCCCGACTTCCTTCAGGAAATCGGCCAACCAGGAAGCCCTTTCGGGAATGTAAACCTGGCCCGCTTCCATAATGCCGGTCACGGTATGGGCCCGCGTGACCTTGTCGTCCACGGCCTTGACCGCCCGCATGGGGACGGTCGTATCCCGCCGCAACTGTTGAATCAAGGAAATGCCGGAAGCCTTGTCTTCAATCAGGACGCGGTCGGGGTTCCATTTATCGAAGTTCGCCTGGCAAGCCCGAACCAGGTCGGGGAACGCCAGGCGGCGGACGAACAAGTCCAGGATATAGTAACGCCGCGGGGCCCGTGTTTCGCCGATGGTCAAACAGGCCGAACGGTCGTTCCGTTGTTCTTCCTTGAAGGCCGTGTCCCATATCTGGATAAGTCGGGCAAAGTTTTTCGGAATCGTATCTTCGGCGTACGACTTCAACCAGGCCGTCTTTATGAGGCCGCCGCCTTCCGGTTGCGGCTTCCCGCGGTATTGGGCCGACCACCAGAAGGGGCCGGACGCGATTCGCTGGCGTTTCAGGGATTCGTCGTCGTAACGTTCCGGCCAAAGGGCTTCGCCGACCTTCCGGCCCAGGGGGTCGTTTTCTTCCGCCAGGGCGGGAAGGTTGATTACTTCCCAGGCGTCCGGCTGGACGTCGTCTTCGACGATGGTCTTTTCTTCTTCTTCCGCGTCCTGGGGCGGGTTCCCCAACAACGCCCCCGCCAGGTCTTGTTCATGCCAGCGCGTCATAATGACGATTATCGAACCGCCAGGGGCAAGCCTGGTTCGGGCGACGGAACGATACCAGTTCCAGTTCCGCTTCCGGTAAACAGGCGACAAAGCTTCGGCGTCGTTTTTGATAGGGTCGTCAATGACAATCAGGTCGAAGCCGCGGCCGGTGAAAGGGCCCCCGATACCGGCGACGTACATTCCCCCGCCGTAACCGCGAAGCCGCCAGCGGCCCTTCGCCTTCGTATCCTGGGTCAAGCGAAGACCCAATTCGTCCCCGTTTTCTTCGATGGTTTCCTTCGCCTTGCCGCCCCATTCTGAAGCGTATCCCATTTCGTAAGACGCGAAGCCAACCTTCTTCCAGGGGAACTTCTTCAGGAACCATACGGGCGTCCAGTGTGACACCAGTTCGGACTTGCCATGTTGGGGGGGTATGTTGATTACAAAGAACCGCTGGCCGTCGGCGACTTCGGCAATCCGGTTCGATATGAATTCGATATGACGCGGGCGTGTATAGGCCCCATGCGAAAGGTGTTCGCCCAGGTTCGCCGGTGTCCTTGTCCAGTTGGCGGCCGATTCCTTCCCGCGGATTTCAACCGCGTTCGCCGCGTCCTTCAGAAGATAAGGTGTTCGTGTTATCATTCGTCCGTCCATAGCTGATTATAATTCCGCCGCCTTCGCCCCGTTCCCAGGTGAACCGCTGGCAACCGGATTCGCGGGCCAGCTTTTCGGCGGCCTGTATCTGGATAATTTCGTCAATCGTGACGGTTCCCTTCGGCGACCAGTGAAGCTTGTCGCCCTTGTCTGAATTGCACTTCCGACAAAGCGTTTGAAGGTTCGGAAGTTCGGTCTTCCCGCCGCGGGCCAGGGGGATTTTGTGGTCAACGGCCAGGGCGGAAAGGTCGGGTAATTCTATACCGTGGGGATTCGTGAAGACCGGCTTCAGGCCGCAAGCCTGGCAAGTGAATTCGTCCCGAAGGAAGACCACGCGCTTGAACCTGGGAACCGCCAACCACCAGGATTCAAAAGCGGTCGTACAATGGTAAACCCGCCGCTTCCCCTTCGGGTAAAGAAGCCGAAGGGCCGGTTGAACTTCTTCCCATACGCCAGGACAAAAGCGTTGTTTATGCCGCGGAACGGGCTTGCCACACCAGATACAAAGACCAGGCGTCTTCACGGGGAAGGACGCTTCTTCGTGGTACGTTTCCGACGCGAAGATGTACCGGCGGCGACCTTCTTCGGAAATAAGCGCGTCAATCTTCCAGCGGACTTCAAGCCAATACTGGCGGAAGCGCGGGTCGGTCGCTTTACTTGTCCGGCCGTATAACCACCACTGAATCTTCTTCAGCCGGTGAACGCTTCGCTTCTTCATTCGCCCCCTTCGCCTTCGGGAAGCCAAATATTCAGCTTTGCGAAAAGCTTGTACCGTTCTTCTTCCTGGTAAAACGGGAAGACAAGCTGGCCCTTTTCGACCGGCGTCCGCAAGTCCACGTCGGCCAGGGGTTGCCCCGTCCGGTGAAGGTAAAGCGTCCCGTCCGGCCGCCCGTGTCGAATAAGTTCGTCGGCTTCCAGGGCGTCGTCCCATACTTCGGGGAACTTGCGAAGTTCGTTCCAACATTCGTTCGAATGAAAAGGGCAACCGATACAGGAAGACCGCGGGACGACCAGGCCAGGGTATCGTTCGGACAACCAGGCGACGCAATCGTCACGGGACATTCGCTTGTCAATCAACGGGAAGGTTTTGTTTTGCCACTGGATACCGGAAGGGGTCGCCCGTTGGTATTCGTCCAGGCTGATTCCGACCTGAAGTTCGACCGCGTCCTTCGGTAATCTGGCCTTCGGCCCGACGTCCAGAAGTTCCCGAATCTTCCGGCGAATCGGCCGCATTTTGTAAATCTCCGTACAATGACGGCGGCCCATTTGAAGACGGCCGTCACGCCGCATATATAGCGGCATTTGGTGGAACCTGGATTTCATTTCCGCGGCGTTCAAAAGGTCGTCGCGGACGTTACCAGCCGACACGCGAAGAAGGGGGATTCCAGCTTTCGACGCTTCCGTTTCCAGGAACTTCAAGTGTTCGTATGTCCGCGGGTCTTCCCAACCAGTGTCGGCGAAGATTGCCAGGTCGGGCTTTTCAATTTCCCCGCGGCAAGCCATAAGAAGAAGTGTCGAAGACTGGACGCCCGCGCCCAGGGATAGGGCCTTCATTCGCCGACCTTCCAATCCACGGTCACTTCGACCAGGGCCCCGAAGCGTTCGGGGTCGGCTTCGACCTGGTAATCGGGAACCGGAATCACTTCGAAGGATACGCCCATTTTAAGGGCGGCGTGTTTGACGGTTGCCGTCTTCACGCGTTCCGCTTGTTCCGGCGTCATAAAGAAGCGTGTATGCCTGAAAGCCTGGTCTTCGTACTGTTCGACCAGTTCCGGCGTCCAGGGGCCCCCCGTCGAATCCTGGCGCGCCTGGCGCGGGTTTCCGGCGGTTCCCTGGTCGAACTTCAGCATTCGGGAAGTGTCAACCGGCGGTAATTCGACGAAGGTTGTCTGTATAGGCTGGCATACCCGACAAACGCGGTACGGCCGCTTTTTCCCCTTCGGCCGAACAAGCTTGATATTGCCCTTCTTCAGCGGGCCCCCGCACTTCTTACACGTTGCGTTCTTCATTTCCGCCACGTTCCCTTCAGCTTTATTTCCACGACCGCGCGGCCGGTCGGAACGCCAGGCAACCCGCCCAGGGTTCCGTCGGTCGGGGCGACTTCGTTGTAAAGGTTAATTTCAACGCCGACGATTCGGAAGCCCTTCAGCATTTCGCGAAGCTTCCGAATGAAGGCGTTCTTCCGTGTCCAGTCAACCATGTTTTATTCCCCCTTTCCCTGGGAAAGTTGCTTCTGGCCGCCGTAGTATTGAAGAAGAACCTGGTCGCCGCGGGTAATGAATTCGGACTGGCGTTTCCGTACCAGTTCCGGCGGGTCGTTCGTTATCACATTGACCGCCAGGAAGACGGCGAATAGGTCTTTGACCAACGGCGGAAGCACTTCGACAATGACTTCCGCCTTCGACGTCGCCAGGCCCCGCGCCAGGCGTTCGCCGCGTTGGGCGGATTCCGCCAGGCGAACCAGGTCGGCGACTTCCATTTCCAGGGCCGGATTCATGCCCGCTTTGACCAGGGCGTCAATCTTCGCCTGGTAAAACGAAATACCGGCCCGCGCCAGGGCCCCTATGTCCTGGAAGGTTCGGGCGTGGTCGTCGTTCATTCGGTCAACTTGGGCCTGGACGTCCTGGAAGTCGGCCGATTCATGGCGGGCCGCCCGTTCCAGTATGCGGGCTTGCCAACCGTAATCGGCCGACCATCGTTCCAGGGTCTTCAGCGACACGTCCGCCCCAACGCCGCGGACGACGCCCCATAGACGCTTTAGGGTTCGGGTCGGCCCCATTTGTTCGTACACCAGGAAGAAGTATTCCTGTTTTTCGTCGGCCCGAATAGCGTTCCAGGGCTTGCGCGCCTGGCGTTTATGCGACCGCTTCGCCTTTTCGCTCATAATCGAATCCTTCCAACCAGGCCCGAATGAATCCCCGCGACCAGGTAACGGCGTTCCGGTACGTCCGAAGGTCGCCGTATGGTGATAACCTGGGCTTGCCTTCCTGGGCCGCTTTCCGGCCCTTCTGATATGCGGCGGCCAGCCGCGGATTGTCCGGCGGGTTTCCCGCCAGCTTGACGATACGCCGTCCCGCCAGGCAAAAGATACCGGACGTCGCGCACATTTCGTCGTACGGCCCCAGGCGGGCTTCGAAGTTCGTCTTGAATTTGTTCGCGTCGTCCTGGGTTATTTCGCGGGCGACCTGGGAATCGTCGTCGAAGGCCATTATTCCGGTTCCGCAAATATACCCAGGCTTTGAAAAGACGATGGTCTTCTTCATGGTTTCGGGGCCCCTTCCCCGTCGTCCACTCCAACGGACTTCCGGTCGCCGATAAGGATATGCCAACAGTGAAGGCATACCTGGCCTTCTTCGCGATAACCGCTTGTGAAAAGGAAGTTCTTCAGCGTGACGTCGCCGCGGGTGTAAAGGACGGCCAGGTCTTCCGGTTCCTGTTTAACCCAATCGCAAAGGCGAATCGGGTATCCGAACGGCTGGCGGTAAACGTGGATTTTGTTCCGCTTCTGGCCCTTTTGCCGCGCGACGAAGTCCGGCCCAGGAAGCGGCTTTGGCGGCGAAGGGACGTCTGGTTCGATGGTATAGTGAAGCGCGTATTGCTTCAGCTTGTCCAGCTTCCCTTCCGTGGTCTTCGCGTAACCGTACGCAGTAATGCGGGCGACTTCGCCGACCTGGGCGTCCACGGTCAACCGGAAGACGTCGGCCGGTGAAATGCCGAATACCTGGCAAAGCAATTCGGCCAGCTTGCCGCCGTCCCATAGGATACCGGCTTCGCCCATGATAGCTTCGTCCAGTATCTTCGCCCGTTCTTCGTTGAAGCGTTCAATCAGGCGTTCTTCGGGTTCGACCGGCGGGCCCGCTTTGACTATGCGGACAAGCCCGTCCGCGGAAAGGCCGACCAGGTCGCCGCGGGTTATATGTTCCGCCGCTTTACCCAGGGTCGCCCATACCGGCGGCTTGATAGTGACGCGGGGTTCGCGCCAGGCTTCTTCTTCGCCGTCGTGCCGGTCAATAACCACCAGGCGGCCGCGGTTCACGGCGTCTATGACTTCGCCAGGGACGGGCGCGTGACCGTGGGCCCGTATCCGGCGGCCGACCAGGTTCCAGATTGCGAAGTAAAGTTCAATGCAAATGAAGTCGCGGTCGGTTTTGTACGGGATTTGTTCGGGCCGGACGGGGCGCGGCGGCCAGTGTCCGGTCGCCAGTTCCTTCGTCCAGTAACCCAGGGCCCAGGCGAAAAGCTTCACGTACAAGGCGTAATCGTAGTGTCGGCGGCCGAAGACGGAAGCCCGTTCGATTGCCAGTTCACCCAGGGCCAGATAATTCGTGTCGTTCATGCGGAAGACCTGGTACTTCGAACCAGCGTACCAGGACAAGCGGCCGATTGCTGTCCCCTTCCCGATACTTTCGAAGACTTCGTAATCGTCGTCTTCCGGTATATACCGGCCGATTACCAGGAAGTGAAATAGCTTCGTATGCGGCGTGATTTGCGTTTCCGAAAGCCAACCTATCGGGCCGCCCCCTTCCACGCCGACGCCGTCCCCTGGAACATACTTTACGCGGCCGTACTGGTCGCGCTCGATGGTACAAAGCATTTCGCCGCAACGCGGGCAAGGGAAGACCAGGTCGAACCGGACGACGAAAAGAAGCTTCCCGTTCGACCGCCAGTTGTCGAAGAATTCCCGCGGCGTTATTCCCTGGATAAGAAGGCCCCGTTCTTCCATGTACGCCAGCCCTTCGTTTTCGAAGTCTTCGTCCTGAATATCCAAAGTTGATTGAAGATACGGCGTCCGCCGGATTCGGACGTTGCCGACCTTCTTCCCATGAACGCGGGGAAGCCGGTCGTATGCGTCGTGAACGGAACCGGCCGTGTACTTCGCCGCGTAACCGCGGTTCCAGTCCCGCCGTGTACACGTCTTCCGACCGGCCAGAAGCGCGTCCGTCGTCCAGGCGTACGAAATAATCATGCGGGCTTCGCGCCTTTCCTGTATTTCGCCTGGTGTTGTCGGCCGCTTTCCGCGATTCGGTCGGCTTCTTCCTGGTTGAACATACCGGCGGCGACCGCCTTCTTCAGCGTGAATTCATGGCCGCGCTTGCCGCCTGGACAACTGAAGGTCACGGCTTCGAATATATTCTTTTCGACAAGCTTCACGTACGAATGAAGGTCGGTCGCTTTTACGGTATGGCCGGACGGACATTTGAATTCGGTCTTCATTTTGCCCCCTTGTATAGCTGTTTCGCGGTATCCCCGCGGACATAAAGCGGGTGCTTCGGCTGGCCGTTTTGCGTCAAGCCCAGGCAATAAACGGACTTGCCAACCAGGGCCAGGACTTCCGCGGGCCGGTCGCCCGCGTCCTTCCCGAAATGGCCCCAACCGACCAGGACGTCGTCGGTCAAGCGAACCATAACGCGAAGTACATGGTCGTTGCCGCCGTCGCCGGTTCCCTTCTTTTTGGCCGCCCAAAGTTCCTTCGGGTCGGGCGTTACCAGGGAAAACAGGTTCCCGACGAATAGGCCGCCGTACCCCCAGGACTTCGCGAACCCGACAACGCGCCGGATTGTCGCGTCGTCCAGGACGCCGGTCGCCGTGGACGGATTCAAGCCGATAAACAGAAGAAGCGGCTTCGACTTGTCCCATATACGCCAAAGCGCAACGCGGAACTGGTGTCCTTCGTCAAGGAAGGTCGCCCCGCTTATGGTTTCGCCGATTCTAAATTCGGTCACTTTGGAACCTTCTTCCCGTTCGCGTCACGCTTCCAAGCGAAGCCGCCCAGGACGTCGCGCTTGCGAACCAGCGGAACGGCCCCAGGTACGCCGCGGCATACCGGACACATCGGGTTCGCTTCGTTCGACAAGTCCCGCCCGTCCGCGGCGAAGCGTTCCATTTGCCCCCCGCATTTGGTACAAACGATATATTCCGCCATAGTAAAAACCCCCTTCCGGTATATACGTTCGGTATATACCAAAGTTCTATTTCGGGACGGCCCCTTTCGTGATTCCGTCCGGCTGGCCCAGGTAGCGCGCCAGGTCTTTTTTGATGTAATACGGCTTCCCCAGGCGGTCAAGTAACGCGGTCGCGTCCTTCGCGAATCGCTTCCAGTCGGTCGCCTTCGCTTCTTCGCAATAATTCAGCGTTCCGACTTTGAAGTGGTCGGTATAGGGCGCGGCTTCTTCGATAAGGGCCAGCGTTTCCCCAGGAACCAGGACGGGTTCGCACGATACCCAGGTCGGGATTCCGCGGGACTTCGCCAGCTTCAGGGATTCGACGCGCTCGTAAACCAGGGGAACGTTCGGTTCCCAACGGGCAATCGTCAACGGGTCGCGGCAAGTCAACGATACCCCGAACAAGTCCAGGTGTGAAAGTATATCGAAGTCCCTGGTCGCCCTATGGCCGCCCTTCGTTAGTATCGCGGCATAAAGGCCGTAATTGTGAAGGACGTTAATCGCCGCCCTGGTCAAACAGGTTTCGGCTTCCGCCGGTTGGTACGGGTCGGTTATGAACGATAAAAGGATATGCCGCCGTTCGCCTTTTTTGGCAAGCCTGGCGGCGTCGCTTCGTAGCAGTTCCAGGGCGTCCGGCCGCGGGATTCCGCGGCGGAAGAAGTCGTCCGGCTTCTTATGGGTCACGTCGGCCCCGTAGCAGTACCGGCAAGCGTGTTCGCAACCATTGTAAAGGTTGGCGGCCAGTTCGAAGTATTCCCTGGCCCGCCCGTTCGTTTCGTAAATCATTATCCAGAATCCTTTCCGAAGACTTTCGAGTAAACGGCGGCCGCCTTCTGGCCGCGGATTTCGACCCCGACGTTGCGGAAGGCGGTTTCGAATTGGTTCCTTATGTCTTCCAGTTCGGCCAGGTATTCTTCCAGGGAAAGCCCGTCAACCAGGAATTCGGCGGGTTCCTTTTCCGGCCGGATTCCCAGGCGGCGGAACCATTTGTCCTTGCGAAGCTGAAGGCCGTCGCGTGATTCGACCGCGTCTTCGTATTCGCGTTGGGCGTTGAATTCGGCTTCGGTTATGCCTTTCACTTCTTCCCCCTTCCGACCGGCCAACAGGTGTTCGCGTGGTAGTAATGAGGTTCGACGGACATTCCGGTCGGCGGCGTTTTCACGATACTATCGCCGACCTGAATCTTTTTATCCGTAACCGGACAACCCTTGTTCGAACAAACGTGTTCGGTGGTCGCGGTCGTTAATGTTCCTTTGCTCATTGATTCCCCCTTTCGGATAGTGTTTCCAGTTTCAGGATTCCCCCGTGATAGACGCCGATTCCGACGGCGTCGTATTCGTGTTCGGTCAAGTTCCGCGGCAAGCCTGGGAACCGCCAACAGATATTCGCCTTCGTGGTTGCCTTCGAAGCGTGGGCCCCGTCCAGGACGGCGTTCTTCCAGGTCGCCGGATTGTACGCGAAGAACGGGTAATTCATGCCTTTGGCCCAATCTTCGACCGACCGGAAGCCCGCCTGAAGACCGGCAATGTTCCGGTTCCGGCGGCCGCCGCCCGCCCAGGCGAACTTGACGTCTTCGATTGCGACGGCCTGGGCCCCGTATTGGGAAGCGCGTCGGGATAGGTCGCCAACGATGGTCGGGAAGCGTTGGGCGAAGGGAAGCCCCCTGGTCACTATCACGCCCCAGGCGACCAGGGATTCCCCTTCAAAGACCGCCCAACCCGTGAACGTGGACGACGGGTCAACTGCTATAAATCGTCCCATTATCGGCCCCCCTTCTTTGCTTCCCTTTTTCGATACAGGCGGGACAACGTTTCCGGCCAGGCGCGGGTGTCTTCCCGCAATCGGGACAAAGCCCCTGTTTCCGGTTACGTTCACGGTATGCCTGTTGATACCTGGTCTTTTTCCAGCGCGGAATAAGGGCCTGGCGGCGGCGGTTTCCAGCAAGGCACTTCTGGCAGTAAAAGCCGTCGGCGTCCCGCGGGCCCCCGCACATAGGACAAGCCCCGCGCTTCAGGTTCCGGTAATAATCCTTCATGGTGAAAGTCATTGCTTCGCCTTTCCCCGCCAGGATTCGCCGGTTATCACGGCCGACGCGCCTTCTTTGACGCGGTCAAGGATTCGTTCGGATATGGTGTCCAGCTTGTTCGTCGTCATAAAAAGCGGCCGCCGTTCGCGGTATCGGAAATCAACCAGGGCGTCCAGTTGGGCGTCCCGCCAGGGCGTCCGGTTTTGCGCGGCCAGGTCGTCCAGGACAACCAGGTCGGCGGCCTTCAGGCGGGCCCATAGCTGGCCGTATGCTTTGGAATCTTCCAGGTACGATTGAAGTTCGTTCAAGAGTTCTTCGGCCTGGTAATAGATAACCCGTTCCCCGTTTTCCAGGAACGACCAGGCGGCCGTGTACGCAAGGGTTGTTTTGCCGACGCCTGGTATTCCGATAAGAAGGGCCAGCGGCGGGTCAATCTTCCCGTCCAGGAAATCGTTGACCAGGTCGAAGGCTTTCCGGTTCCCGTCGGTCGCGACCAGGGCGTCAATCCCGCGGCCCTGGGTATGCCGCGGGACATTCGACGCTTTGATTACGCTTTCGACGTGCTGTTTCCAGGCCATTTCGCGGCGTTCTTCTTCGTTCAATTCAGCCCCCTTTCCTTCGCCTGGGCGACCAGGTCTTCTTCCCCAGGAAGGGCGAAGGCGGCCTGGCGCGGCCGGTCGGTTCGGTCGGGCTTGCCTATGTCTTCGTTGACGAAGACCATTGAAACGAATTCCCCGCGCGCCTTGACCTTCTTCTTCCAGGCGGCCAATATATCGGCTTCAGAATAGCCCCTTTTCGTCATTCGGTCAATCGCCTTCGCTTCCTTCCCGTAATTCGGAATCGGGTCTTTGTCGGTCGTTTCAGGATACCCGAAAACCTTTTGCATTTCCGCAAATATCGGTCGGGAATGAAGCTTCGGTATGCGGGGCTTCTTCGAAGAAGAAGATACTTCTTTGTTGTTACTCTCTGGTGTTTTACTCTGGTTACTCTCTGGTGCTGGTTTTTCGTGCGTACGTCGTGCCTGGCCCGATGGTGTCAACTTGACACTATCCATTGGGTCAACTTGACCCGTTCCATTAGGCCAATTTGACACTATGGACGGTTCATTTTGACACAATCGGTTCAACGCTTCGTAATTGACCCGATACCACTTCGTACGGTCAATGTTCGATTTGTTGAACCGGCCCGATACCAGATAACCGGCTTTTTCCAGGCGCGCGAAGATTCGCTTCAGCGTGGATTCCGACCAAAGATAGGCGAATTGTTCGGCCCAGGCTTTGAACGAATTGTACGTCCAGAAGAAGCCGTCCTGTTCGTTGCGGTTGGCCCGCTGGTTCGTTACGACCCAATAGTGGACTTGCTGAAGAACCAGGGCTTCGTCAATGCCGGAAAAGCCCTTTTCCTTCTTCAGAAGACGCGCAAGTTCGGGAATAAGAACCAGGGGCCGTTCGTCGTAGAGTAACCGACTTTCGGCCCCCATTTGTTCTTATGCCCCCTTCTTCGGATTCGCGCCCCCCTTGCCGTCCCCCAGGTCGGAAGTACCGACTTCAATCGCGCGGATAATCTTGATTTGCGCGTCGGTTTCGGGCGTCTTCTTCACGGCCGCGACGATTTCAAACGGCTGATTCAGGCCGTCAAAAAGCTTCGCCTTCGTCTGTTTAACGCCGGAAATGACGGCTTCGGCCGTGGTCTTCCCGCGACCGGCGACAACATGGGACTTGTCGGTCGCCCCGTTCGTGAAGTCAATCACGCAACCATAAGGAAGCTTTTCTTCCGGTACGTGGTTGAAGGTAATGTCCTTGAAGGTGATTTCGCCTTCGGTCGGGTCAACCGGCTTTTCGCCGGTTCCCTGGTCGGCGGGCTGGTCGGCGGGCTTGCCCTTTTTGCCCGCGGGAAGGGCTTTCGTCGCCGCGATTTCGGCCTTCAGGATTTCGACCTTGCCTTCCTGGGAAAACTTGAAATCCATTGCCGATTGAGGCGAACCGACGGTCGCGAATAAGGAACCGTGGGGCTGTTTCAGAAGGTTGACCAGGCGGAAGACTTCGTACACGTCGAACTGGTTTAAGACGGTCTTGAACTGGATTGTCATAACCAGCTTGCCGTCGCCGTCGAACCCTATCGCCTGTTTGAAGTCGAATATCGGGTTGAACCGGACTTCGACCTGAAGCGGGTTCGTCGCTTGCGCGGCGGCGACCGTGGCGGCCGCTTCCTTCTTTGCGGCCTTCTTTGCGGGCTTGTCGGACTGGTTTTCTTTAGACATGATTCCCCCTTTCGGAACATAAAAAAGCGACGTGCAGAATATTTACACGTCGCGAACGATGGTTTCCCCGTTGAAGTACCTGGTAAAATGGGCGTTCAGGAATTGCGGGACTGAATCGAAGCCCAGGCGTTCGGCTTCTTCGTCAAGCTGGTTCGATATGCCGACCAGGATACGCCAGTTTTTGTTCACTTTCCCAGGGGCCAGCTTCCCCTTTTTGTGTTCGGTTTTCGCCGGTGTTTCCATAGGCGACCCCCCTTCGTTTTTCCCTGAATTGTAACGCCTGTGTAAAGCGGTTGTCAAGCCCGCTTCGACCGACCTTCCCGCCGGTGTGACCACGGTTCGTCAAAGCCGAAATGACAAGGCGCGCAACGGATACAACAATTTTCCCTGGTGGTCTTGCCGCCCGCGGAAAGGGCCTTTTTATGGACAAGCTGAAGACCGCGCCAGTCGGGAAGCTTGCGGCATTTCGGACAAAGACGGCGGCCCTGGGAATCGGTCGGGCATTCCTGAAGAAGTTCCGCCTTCAGCTTTCGGCGGCGATAAGCTTCGCGGCCGCCTTCCTTCCGGCGTTCGTAATACGCCGCGGTATGTTTGACCGGCCGCTTGACCAGTTCGTAACGGTCGTCGTCGAAGAAGACCAGGCCCTTCTTCACACGAAGACCTGGAACGCCGCCAGTAGTGACGGCGTCCCAGGCTTTCCATTGCCGGTTCATGCCGACGATTTCGAAGACCAGGGTCGGCATATCGCGGCGGCGGATATGGTCGCCGACGCGGAACCGCTTCTTCTTCATTTGTGCCCCATTTCGTCCCAGGCTTTTTCGGTTTCGCTTTTCGCTTCCTGGCGGGCCTGGGTCGAATCCTTCTTCGCCCCGCTGATTACCTGGGCCTTTTGCCAGGCCCCTTTCAGGTCGGTTATTTGCGCGGGTTCCTTGACCTGGCAAGCCCCCAGGATTTCGGCCCTGGTGACGGGTGGCTTCAGTTTACCGGCGGCCGTCAACAGTTCGCCTATGTTCTTAAATTCTGGCGGGGGCGGGGGCCCCGCGGCGGAAGATACCTTCGCGGGCTTTTCGGCGGCCCCTTGCCCGTCCTGGGGCTTCTGGCGGGCGTTCCCTGGCTTGGTGTCGGGACGCGGAACGCCAACGGCGGGGAATTCTTTCAAAATGTCGGCCAGGGATTCCTTCAGGTAATTGTCCAGGCCCTTTTCCACGGCTTGCCAGTATTTACCGACTATACGCTTCAGGTCTTCCGCAGTTATGTTCATGTCTTCCAGTGTAACGGCGTTTGGTTCGGGGGCGGAGATTGAAGCTACCAGAAAAGCCCCAACCTGTATTATAGACGCCTGGCCTTCTATGGAAACGCGCTTGAAAGCCTCCAGCTTCATGTCGTCTTCTACAGGTCTCCGGTATGCACCGCCGCCTTTTGCCTGGGGGCGGGAAACGGGCTGGCCCTGGTCGTCGTAAACCTGGACGATTGTCCGGTCGGGCCCGTATTCGGATTCCGGCCGGTCGCGTTCTTCGACGTCGGCGACTATGTTTTCCTTGCCGCGGATAAAGGTCTTCAGTTCGTCCTTGAAGATGGTATGGCGAAGGGCCTTGTCGTAAAGCGGGTCGGTTTCGGGAAGCGACCAGTTTTTCGCCTGGACGCGGTCAAGTAACTTCGTGCCCTGGGAATAAGGGACGTCCATATCCAGGTGTACGATTTCCAGCTTTTGCTTTGAAAGTGTTCTTCCCTTCGGTTTATCGTTCATGTTTCCCCTTTCACTTTGCCGGAATATTTCGGACGACGGCCCGATACTGGCGGCAACGCGGGTTCGTGCAACGGACGGCGTCGCGACCGCTGTTGAAGGCCGTACGCTTCAGGGGCCGGTCACACGCCGGACACTTCCCCAGGTCTTCTTCCCGCTGGAAACGCTGAAGCTTCTTCCGCTTTTCCAGGTCGGCCTTCATGGTCTTTTCGTCCGCCTTCTTTTCGGGTTCGGTCGCGCCAGGCTTTTCGACGACGTGGACGGGTTCGGCGGCCGGTTCTTCAGCGGGCGCGGGCGGTTCCTTCTTCTGGTCTTCGGTCGGCATATCCTGGACGTTACGGAAGCCGGAACACTCAATCACGCGGTCGGTTCCGTCGGCGAACTTCGGGACGCCGTCACAGGCCCCAAATTCGTACGCGCAATCGTCGCACTTGTTAACGTCGGCCGGTTCGGTTGGCTTGTCCGCCGCGGGCGGAAACGGCGTTACCGGCGGCTGGTTGGCCGGTGATAACGGCTTCGGCGGTTTCGCGGCGGGCGGCTTTTGCTGGTTCTTTTTGCGGGTTGCTTTTTTGTTCATGGGTTCCCCTTTCAATTTTTGGTTCGTACGACCACGGAACGGTCGTTGTAGAATTCGACGCCAGGTATGACGGCGGTTCCTTTCGTTGACCTGGCCTTCGCGTTAAGGGTCGTCATATCGGGAAGCTTGTATTCGTCGGGAAGAAGCTTCATATCAACGACGCGGGCCTTCCAGTTATCGCGTCCGCCCAGGGTTCCCAGGTCGGTTCGTACGCGTTCGGGAACCGGCGGCGGGGCCGGAACCGGCTTCAAGTCCACGGTGATTTCGCCGTCCTTCAAAGCGGCTTCGTCCTGGGCCAGCTTCAGCTTTTCGTCTTCGATACGCTTCGCTTCGGCGGTCTTCGCGCGTTGTACCTGGTCGAAGGTTTTTATCTTGCCCGTGGTCAAGGCGTCGGCGTCTTCCAGGGGCTTCAGGATTTGCCCGAAGGCGTTGTTGATTGCGTCCACTTTGGCGCGGAAAGGGGCCAGAATCTTCTTCCTGATTTCCTGGACAAGCTTGACCCCGTTCCTGATGATTGCCAGGTCGTCGGTCGCGGGCTTCAAGTCCGCGTTCGAAGTAATCGTCCGGCCCCTGGCGATTTCCAGAAGGCGGCCCGCTTCCCTGGCGGCCGTGACCAGTTCGGGGTTCATGGCCGACGTCAAGGGGTCAACTTCTTTGTCCAGGATAACCAGGGCGGACGGTAACGGAAGGGCGGCGTCTTCGGGGTGTGATTCGGCCCAAAGTTGTTCGGCGTATTGGCCTTCGGTCGGAACGGGCGTTTCAACGGGCGGCCGTGTGTACGGTTCGCCGTCGCATTCGTCCTTTTCGCATTCTTCGAAACATTCGGGATAGTCGCGAAGGTGTTCGACGCTACATCGGCGGGGGCCCTGGACGGGCTTGTCCGCCGCGGGCGGTTCGACGAAGTCGCCCCCTTCTTCGTTGATTTCCCCGTCGTTCATGCCAGGCGGAAAGGGGCCTGGTTCTTCTTCCGCGGCCGGTGGTTCCAGGAAGGATTCGCCGAAGTCGTCTTCGGGCTTTTGTCCCGCGGAAGCGGGGTTGAAGACGACGGTCTTTTTCAGGACGGTTTTGACCCTATCCCTGAAGGCGGCGATTTCGGATTCGGGAACGTTGACCGTGGATACCTGGGCCTTGACGATTTCATCGGTCGGGAAGTCGGCGTTCCGGCTTCGTACCGGAACCATAACGACGTCCCCAACGGCCAGGGGTTCGTTCGCGAAGTACGAATATTCCCGCGGGCTTAACTGGCCGGTTGATTCGGAAAAGTACCGTACCTTGACGATGTTCATTACTTCGCCCCTTTCGCCCGCATGATTGCGTCCGTCCGGCTGAAGTCGCGAAGGATTTCCAGGATTTGCCGGTTGACTTCTTCGACCACGGTCGCGATTTGTTCCGGTTCGGGATAGAACGCGGCCCGCCAGGTCACGCCGCCGTCGTCGTTGACTTTGACTTCGGACGCCCAGGGGCAAGCCTGGTTCGGAAATTCCAGGCCGATTTCCTGGACGGCCTTGACCGATTCATTCCCCCAACCGCGGCCGTGATAGTAGTAATTGGGAATGAAAGTAACGTCCGTGTACTTGTGCATATCGTGGTGAATATACGGGTCGTACGTGACAGTAATCTTCGTGTCCAGTTCCTTGAAGACCTGGAAGGCGGGCTTCAGGATTTCCAGTTGTCCTTCTTCGACACGAAGAAGCTTCCCTTCGACCTGGGCGCGCGGAAGCATAATCGCGACCATTTCAAGCTTTGGGCCCTGGGGCCTCTTTTCGGGTTGTTTCCTGGTTCTTTTGAACGGATTCTTCATTGTTTTTCTTCCTTTCGATTCCTAATTTTTTGTACTCAATATCAGCGCAAGCCGGACATATCCCGTCCGTGATTCCTTCGACGCCCCCGCCGTCCTTTGTCCCCAGGAAAAGAACGAAGCCGAAGTGCTTCAGGTGATAGCAACATCGGACTTGAAGGGTCGTCTTCTTCTTCATTTGGCCCCCTTCCTTCGCTGAAGGGCCTGGCATTCGCGGCGTTCCCGTTCCCGCTTGTCCTGGGCCGCGGCTTCTTCCAGGGTCGCCCCGACGAACGATACCAGGACAATGAAAGCAACCAGGAAAACGACCGCCTGGCCCCAACTTATTTCCATTGATTCGTCCCCCTTTCGTAGTGTCAATTATTGTAATGCCCCTGTAAAGGCTTTGTCAAGTAAAGGAAGGCCCCAGGATTCGCGTCCTGGGGCCTCTGGCGTGTGTTCTAGTCGTGCTTATGATTCGCGGCGAGTTCTTCCAGGGCTTCCTTGATTTCCTGGCGTTCGCTTTCGTCTTCTTCCTTCGCTTCGTCCCAGGCGTCCCAATCCTGGACTTCGCCTTCGACCGAAGTACGGGCCAGGTCAACAAGGACGTTCGGGTCAAGGGCGTCCAGTTCCCAACATTCGTTCCCGTATTCGGCCATGTAACCGGCCGCGCGGGAATCCTGAATCTTCGTCGGGGCCGGAAGAAGGTTGTACTGGCGAACCTGGTTATAGTTCAAGGCGATACGCTTCACTTCGACGTCGAAGAAGTTCCCGCGGCCGTAATTGTTGAAGCGTTCCTGAAGGTCGCGTGTCATATCCAGGCCCGACGGGTCGTGGTCGCCCAGGTAAAGGACGACGACCTTGTCCACGTCTTCCCCGCGGTTCGTGCTGAAGCGGTCAAGGGCCTTCTGAATATACGAGTACGAAGCGTATCCCTTCGAAGGCGCGACGATGGTGTTCAATTCCTGGACGGCGTCGCTGATAACCTGGGAAAGCGCGTCCTTTTCGACCCAGGTTTCCACGTACACGGGTTGGGTTTTCCAGAACCGGCGGAAGTATTTGTGTTCCGCGGTATAGACCGCGGCGTCGAAGAAGTCCTGGGGGGAATCGAAGGCGCGGTCTTCGATGGAACGGTGACGGTCAACGATACGGGCGGCGTTGACGTCGCCTTCTTCGCGGGCCTTCACCAGTTGGGCGGAAAGCCCGTTATAAGAAGACCGCCGGTTCGGGATAAGTCCGGCGGCGACAAGGCGGTAATAGATTTGACGAAGCGTCAACGGCATGGTGTATTGACGGATTACCTGGTTGACAGCGGTTACGGTGTCCTGATAGTTCATGGTTCCTTCCTTCCGCGGGACAGGCGGGGCCCGAAGACCCCGCCGTTGCCGCTGATTTTATTTCCGAAGACCTTCGGCCAGGACTTTCGTCGCGACCCGTTCCAGGTGGTACTTGTCTTCGCCGGTGTACCATTGCGCGGCCCTGGTAACGGCGTTCGTCACGCCGAAAAGGGAATTGTCCGGTTCGTCCATGAAGGCGTCCAGGGCGGCCTTGAATTCGTCCTGGGTCATTTCGTTGGTTTTGTCCTTCGCGATACGTTCCAGGTATTCGAAGGGGGCGTCAATCGCCTTGTCAATCGAAGCCTTGAATTGGGCCAGAATCTTCGTGCTTTCCAGGTGCGTTTCTTCGATTGCGGCCTTTACCTGGTCGCGAAGCTTGCCGGAATCGCCGACGTGACGGAAGCGGCGGATTCCGCCGCCGTCATAGCCGACCATGCCGTTTTTGCACTTCAGCCGGTAAACGTACGCGGCAATCGTGACCGACCGGATACCGATTTCGGAATTCGAAATGTGAATGCCGCGCTGGACGACGTCGCCGACCTTGACTTCTTCGGTCGTCCTGGGCCAGATAACGGATATGTGAATCGTTTCGTCGTCGTTGAAGTAGCACTTCACTTCGGCGTCCTGGCAAAAGGGTTCCAGGATATTCAGAAGTTCCAGGTTGTCGAAGGGTTCGAAGTCGGACGATAACAGGGCGCGGACGCGGTTCGTATCCTGGCAACGAAGAAGGGCGTCCTTCGTGTAGAAGTTCTGGATAAGCCAATTCAGGTTGACGATATTCAGCTTCGCGGGAAGCCGGTCGTACGTCTTCTTCGCGAAGTCCAGGCGGGAAAGTAACTGGTCGTGTGCATGGGGGGCCAGGTAAAGGGTCGGTTCCTGGGGCTGGTCGGGGGCCTTGAAGGGAACCAGGGCCCCGCCGGTTCCTTCTTCAATCACGTACTGGAAAAGCGGAAGCCTGGTCGTCCGGTCGAAGGGGTTGTGGGTCGTGTCCCAATCGCGGGCGTTGCCGACGATTTCCTGGAACGTGACCTGGCGGCGGTTAGCTTCCTGGTTGTTCGTGCGCTGGATTCTGATTTGTTCCTGTATCTGATTGTTGGTTGTCATTTTGTCTTCCTTTCGATTTTGATTTGCGGGGCCAGAAGCGGGGCCCCGCGGCCGCTGATAGTTCGTTATTCGCTTACGCTTTCGCGTCGCTTCTGGTTGCCGGTCTTCCCGCCGAACGGGACGTGGCCGCGTTCCCTGGCGGTCTTCGCCGCCCGCTTCGCCCGTTCACTTCGACGGGTCTTCATTATCGCTTCGTAATGGCGATAAATACATTCGGCGACCTTTTCGGGAACGACCATGCGTTGACCGCCGTCGTGCCCGACCCATTGAAGGAATATCGCCTTGTCGTCGTCCGTCCGCATGGTTTCAACGAACCAGGTCGCGGTCGGAATCCAGGCACTAGCGGGCGATACAATGGTTGACCGGCGAACCTGGAACCCAGGTCGGCCGGATAAGGATTCGCGACGCCTATCGAACGCGTCGCCCAGGATAGATACTTCGGGCTGTTTTTCGTTAGGATTTACCATTGATTTTTCCCCCTTTCGGCGTTGTGTTCGTGGTTGGCTTGCGACAAAGGCCGACGTAACCGTTCATTCCCATTTCCGCGGTCAAGTGTACGTTGCCTTCGCGGAACATGAGCGTTGAAGGGATACCATTTCGGACGTTGGCGCGGAAGCCTCTTATAAGTTCGGATAACTTCGCCATTTCGGATTTACCCCCTTTCAATATTCAGGACTTCGACCTTTAAGCTAAAAACAGGGCCAGGCCCCAAAGGGCCATAACGACAACCTGGACGCCGACGCCGACGGACAAGCCAATTCCGGCGAACCGGCGGGCCTGGGGGAAGTGCTGGCCGACGAAAAGAAGAAGACCGGCGATTACCAGGCCGAACGCTATCTTGACCAGGGGAAGGGCCCAGGTATGGGCGAACGGGGCGAACAAGGGATTCGCTTCCGGTATGCCGTGGTTCGTTCCCCATAGCGTGACGAAGCCGTCCGCGGCTTCCAGGGCGACGAAGGTAATTGCCAGAATCATATTCATTTCAACCCCCTATCAAATAGCTTCACCATATCTTCCCATAATGTAAAGCCCGTGTCAAGCCCCGCCGCGGAAATGAAGGCAAAAACCAGGTTCAAAGCTGAAGGAAATAGTACCAGGACTAAAGGGTATTGCCGGTAATTTCCGGTAATTACCGTTGATTGCCGGTAATCACCAGCGGCCCCAGGACGGTCGCCGCTTTCCAGGGGGTAGAACTATACCGGCGGGGCCCCTGGCGGCCCAGGATTCGCGGCCTGGCGCGCCTGGCGGCCATAAAATGAGGCCCCCAGGGAAGCCCGATTCCCCAGGGGCCAACCGAAAGGAAGACCCAGGGCCCGAAGACCCTGGCCCCGTTAGGGGTTATTTAACCGCCCACCAGCCGCACAACCCGCCCAGGTTATAGATTACCAGGGCGACGAATATCGCGCCCGTTCCCAGGAACCCAAAAAGGCGTCCCTTCGGAACCTTCTTCAGCGGATTTTGACGGCCGCCGGTTTCCCCGTCGGGGTCGGTAAGGCCGCCGCTTCCGTTATGGAAGGCGCGACAACGGGCCTGTAACCAGGATATAGCTTTCGCGTGTTCGATGTTGGCGTTTTTGACTTCAACGGATAGGGCCTTGATTTCCTGGACTTCCCCGACCAGGCCGCCTTCCTTCGTGTTCGGCGTCCCGCGGATAGTGGTTTCCAGGGAAACAACCCGCGCGTGAATGTCCCAAATAGCGTCTTCAGTTGTCTTCGGATTTCCAGGCATTTCAAAGCCCCCCTTTTCTTTACGATAAATCTTCCTGAAGAATGCCTTTCCCCAGGGTCAAATAAGAGTGTTCGCCGATTCCGCCGGTTCCGTCACTGTAAAGAAGACAAGCCCAATCCAGGTCGCCGGTCGGAAGGTTGCCGGTCGCCGTGTAAACCAGTACGCCGTCAATATAGAATTCGATTTCGGTCGCGCTGATTATCAGGATTTCCAGGACGTGCCGGACGTTAATTGTTGGCGCGCTTAAACCGTGGGCGGAAGGCGTCGAACCGTCACACCAGTACGCCGCGTATGTTCCGCCGTCAATGACAAGCCCCGCGTAGTTTTCGGCCGACGAAATCCAGTTCCCCGAAGTAGCCGACCGAAATCCGATAAAGATTTGCTGGCAAGTTTTAAGGGAATCCAGGTTGAATTCCATACGAAGATAAGGGTTCCGGCCGACATTGAAGGCGACGTCCTTCGCGTTCGCCGCCGTATTGTTGTTGTCAACGTACGCGTTCGAACCGGCGTTGTCGTCGTCCACGTAAAGAAGATATTGGCCGACGCCCGCCAGGTTTTGATTGCCGCCGCCGCCGGAACCGCCGCCCATGTTGTCCGCGCTTTCCCAATCAATGACGACTTCGCGGACGTATTTATGAATCGCGCAACGGGGGCCCGCGAAAAGCTTGTCGAAGTGACCTTCGTCCCAGGGCGCAGTATCCTTCCCCAACTTTTCAGTACCGGCCGACGGGACAATATCGTCTTCGATTTCAATATCCAGGCCAGCTTCCCCTTTCAGATACGCCAGGTTGTCAACAATGTCCGTGTTCCAGTCGGAAGCCGTGACCAGGTATCCGGTCGCCCGAATTGTCGGCGTTGTCCATGCCATAGTTTACCCCCCTTCCGCGGCGACCAGGTCGGCCGCGTGTTCCAAATTTTCGCGTTCCAGGTCTTCGACCGTTTCCTTCGGCATCCAGTTCCGGTTCGCCAGGGGCCGGACGGCCAGGAGTTCTTCAATCCTGGCGCGGTCTTTGGGGAAGACCGACCGCCGGTATTTGTGACCCAGGTATGAATGTTTACAGGAACAACAGAAGAACCAGCCTTCTTCCCAGGCGTATTCGGCCCCGCCGCATTTCGGGCAAATGACAAGCCAATTCCCCTTGTTGACTATCGCGGGAACCGCGTCCGTCTTTTCGTCGAAGCCGCCGTCCCGTATCTTGAAGCGGCGGAAAAGACGGGCAAGGTACGCCTGGCGGAAAAGTTCGAAGGTGATTGTCCGAACGTCGTTCCGCCTGGTGAATCCGGCGAACCAGGTATTGCCGGTTATCAGTTTACTTTCCATGTGTCCCCCTTTCTAGAATCCAAGTATCGTCGCTTCGCCAAGTTCGCCGAAGCCTTCGACCCCCAACAACCAATAAAGCCCTTCGGCCGAACCTTCGGCTTGTTCGACGACCCAGGTCGTTTCGTGAACCATGCCGCCTTCGTTCATGGCGTATTCCTGGACAACTTTGTTGATATAAAAATCGCGGTCGAAGCCAAGCTTCGTCGAACCGATGGTGATTCGGTCGCTGATTTCCCGAACCAGGCATTGAATACGAAGGGTATCGTCCGGCCAACCGGCCCGCGCGATATGGGCGATTTGAATTGGATTCGCGACGGGAAGGTGGTATCGGGCCAGAAGCCATTGTGAATACGCCAGAATGTCGTTCGGCCGCGACTTGAAGGGCGCGTCAATTTCCAGGGTACGCTTGCCGTAGCTGGACTGTGAAGCGGCGTCTTCTTCAAGGACGGTCACGTTTTCCGAACTGAAAAGAACGCCGAAGATAAGAAGCGTTTTGTCTTCCAGGTCGGCTTCCGGCGGCGAATCAGGTTCCACGATATAGGCCCCCTGGTTGCCCGCGTTCGTGATTACCAGCTTCAAAGCCTGGCCGTATTGAGTGACCGCAATCGAAATGTTGTCGGAAACGTCGTCGCCGGTCTTGTCCGACGCCGTGTTCGCGTTCCAATGCGTCCCTTTGACAAGGGTATCGTATGTCGAAAGCGGCGAACCGAATTCGGCCCATAGCGTCAAGCTGGAATTCTGCGGAACGTACGGGGCCGCGTCGTCGCCGGTATGGGCCGACCATACCAGGTCGGATTCCAATTCGCCCAGGTCGTAACCGCTGAAAAGCTGGACGCCGCCCGCGGTGTACCGGCGGCCCGTGACCAGGACTTCGTTGTAAAGAAGCCGCTTCGACAATTCGTATTCCAGGCGAATCGCCGTGTCGTCGAAGGTATGTTGGGACACCAGGCCGTCGCCGGTTATGCGGGCGTGACGGTTTTCGAACCTGGCGACCCCGTTCGCCTTCACGAAGAACCGGCCCTTTTCGGTCAATTCCAGGTCGCGCATTGCTTCAATGCCCTTCCGCTTATGGAACCAGCCGAATTCCAAAGTATCAACGCCGGTGTCAATGTCGCGGGTTCCGGCCGACCAGCCGCAAGCGTCCAGAATATCGCCCGCCAGTTCCCCGACGTCGGTATCCTGGCGAAGTACCGTTGACACGGCGGTCGCCGCCAGGTCGTCCATGCCGTCCACGGCCGATATGTACGCGACCGGATTATCGGGGTCGTCGGTCGGAAGTATTTTGTCAATCTTCCCCGTGAAGTGGTTATACTGGACGCCCTGGTAAATTTCATAAACAGTCAACCAGCGGCCCAGGACAAGTTCCCCGTAATATTGGCCGCCCGTGTTTTCGGGGCTGAAGTCCCCGAAGAAGTTGTCGCAAATGATTTCGGCGATACCTGAAGAAGCTTCGGCCAGTTCTTCGTCCCAACCCCTTTCCGTCCTGGCGTAAAGTACCATCGGATAAGACGGGCTTGTCAATTCGATTTTTTCGTCCATTGCTTCGTCGCCCAACCAAACGTAAATCCTATCCTGGCCCATAAGCCGGTCTTCGCCGTAAAAGGTTTCGCCGCAAGCCGTGGTAATGGCCGCGCGGTAATGGTAATTTTTCGCGGGGTCAAGGCCGGTTATCGTGTCGTCGAAATACTGGCCCTTGACGGCCGCCTGGGGCGTCGTTTCCGACCCGTACGCGACCGTTTCCCCGTATTCGAAGAAGACTTCGCAATCTTCCGCTTCGTCTTCCGTGACTTGGCCGAATAGCTTTGCCGACGTTTCCGTCACGGCTTCCCCTGGAAGCGTGGTCACGGCGGCGTTGGCCCAACACACGCGGCCTTCGATAACGTCGCACATGGGTTGTTCGAAGCCGGTTCCGCTTCGAATCGAAATCCCCATGCGAAGGTCGTCAACTTCGGTCACGGCCCAGGCCCCCGACGTCCACGGATTGTCGTAAAAGACTTCGCAATACCAGCCTATATATGCGGAATAGCCGATATAATCGGACGTCAAGGAACTGGCCCCGTTGTTGATAACGCGCTTGTGGTACGGGCCCGCCCCGTAAGAATTGTTCCCGATTCGACACTTGTATTTGACCTTGATAATGGTTCCCGTCCGCCTGGTCGGGTTCGACATAGTGTAAAGGTCAACGTTCGTTGCTTCACTCCAATATTGGCGTTCGGCGACGTACTTTCCGACGACCCAACCGAACGCGCCTTCGTTGACGAAATGCGAATCTTCGCTTCGGACGCAAAGGTGGTGTCGGGTATCATAATACATTCCAGTCGGCGGGAAGTTAAGCTTCCCAGGAATACAGAACCGGATTCCCTTCGAATACGTCGCCGTCGGGTAAAGAAGGTTGACGGTGTCGCTGGTCAAGGCGACGATTTCCGACCCGTACGCGTAACCGTACGAATTATGAGCGTATGCGCGGTAATAATACCGGCGGCTATATTGAAGCTGGTCAAGCTTTATCGTGAAGACCGAATGAATCCTGGCGGCGTCGGCGGTCGCGTATGCGTTCGCCAGATTCGATTCCATTGTCAATTCGTCGCCGGATATGGACACGACGACCGCGTCTTCTTCGGAAGCGTTGTCTGTAATATGGACTATCTGGCCGACAAAGGCGTTCGCCCCCGTGGTGTACGTGTTCGCCAGGTCGTTCAACATGGTCAACTGGATATACTGGACTTCAGCGACCACGATAACTTCGACTTCCGCAATCACGTTGTCTTCCTGGGCCGCCCCGTCCTTGATTCGGACGTTCATTCCCGCCGAATAGCCTTCGATGTAATCCAGGACGACGACCTTCTGGCCGGAAGCCGCGTTTTCCGAAAGGTATTGCGCTTCGACGAAGCCGGACACGTTTTCGACGGTCGCCTTCTTTTGACCGGCCGCGGCGTCGTCCGAAAGGAAGGACGCGCCCAGGGCCCCGACGGTCTTCTTCACGAAATCATAACCCGCGGTTTCCGGCGGGTCGTTCCAGCCGAAGGCCCCTTCCGTATCGTCAACCTGGGAATACCCGAAGACGAATCCGAATTCGTCAATATCGCTGGCCGGATTGTCCCAAAGGACACCTTCAGCGGTGATATAATCGTCGCCGGTCGCAACAGGCGGTTCGGTTTCCACTTCGGGGATAGGGTAAGAAGTTATAAAGCCGCGTACGTCGCCATAGCTTCGGACGCCGTCAAGTTCAATGAAGGCGCGGAATTTATAGGACGTACCGGCGGACAAGCCCGTTATATCGGCATTGAAGACGCCAGGTTGGGGCGTCGCGAATACTTCTTCGTTTTCGAAAGTTCCGGTATCTTCCGACCATTCAAAGCCGTAATATTGGGCGGTACTTGCTTCGACGATGTTTCCCCAAAGCGTCGCGCGATTCCAACGTACGTCGGAATAGCCTATGGTTTCGATTTCAGGGGTCGGGACGACAACGTCCACGCTGAAGGCGACGGAATCGTATCCCCCGACATATACTTCACCTTGCCCCGAATATTCGAACCCGTAAAGGTAACTGCCGAAGCCCGCGCTGTCAATAACCGCCCCGATGGTTCCGTCATAGGAAAGCGCGAAAGTTCTTACATTTGAACCGTTTCCGCCCGACCCTATAAGCGCAAATAGACCAGGCAAAAACGAAAGGGCGTAAACTTCCCTATACGCCATTATCGTGTCGTCGGTATCTATCGAAGCCCCGATTGTCCCGTCGTCCCCTATGGTGATAGTTCGAAGCCGGTTTGCCGCCGCGCAAGCGTACGCCAGAAGATAAGTCGTTCCGTACACGTTGATAATGCCGACCCGATAATACTGGCCGCCCGCGTCTATGACTTCGGAATCAATCAAAGTTATGGCCCCCGCGTCGGTAATGGTGTACGTGTAAAGCATTACGTTGCCGCTGGCGATATTGGCAAGTACGGCGAACTTATTCGGGGCCAGTTCTATAATAGCGGCTTGTGTTTGACCGGCGGCCGCTGTTTCGATTCTCTGAATAAGAGAAATTGAAGTTCCGTCGGCTGATATGCTGAAGGTTTCAATCGTGTACCATTGGCCGGAATGCGTATCAAGGCCGACGCAAGCAAAGACCGTCCCGTAAACGTGGACGCAATTCTGAAATACCTGGCCAGTCATATTGTACGAACTGCCAGCCCCGATAATAACGTCGTTGATTTGCGTCAAAACGCCGGTCGAAGGGTTAATCGAAAAGGTCGCGACGCGGCCGTTATAAGGTGTGTTGAACGTCCGGTAAACCAGGGCGTAAACATAGCCGGAAACGTGGAAAACCTGGGAAGTCGGGTTTCCATAGGTCGCGGTGTTGAAGACCAGTAACGTTATTACGGAATCGCTTATATTGCCTTCGCTGTCACAGGCAAAGGATACGACGGCCGCGTCCTGGGTGCTTCCGTAACTGGTCGCCGCAATCCAGTAATTCGTTCCTGGAACCCGAAGCGGCGAATAAATGGCCTTTGACGAATACGACCTTGCTTCGATTACGCTTCCAATATCACCAGTTGCCATGTTACCTTCCTATGCGGGATTCTTCCCGATTGTAACGCTGAATCTTCGAAGCGAACTTCCGCGCTTCGACCTTGTTTCCCGCGAATGCCTGGGAATTGATATTGATAGTCGTTCCGGTTCCCGCCTGGGAATGTCCGGCGGCGGTCAAGCCATAGACGGCGGCCGTCCCCGCGGCGGCCAGGCCCAGGCCGATTCCTAGTTGGGCCCAACCTATCGGGCCGGAAAGGGCCTTGACGACCGTCTGGACAATCGCCAGGCTTCGCAACCAGGTAATCAGATTTTTAATAACCGGAATCATTGACATAATCGCGCTGGTCGTCGAAAACAGGGCCCCCGCGGTCAACAACCAGGTCGCCGCCTGTTTCGCCAGGGGGTTGTCAATCCGGTTTATCAGCGCGCCCGTAGCGGTCAAGGCCGACCCGACCGCGGTCAAGCCGACCTTCAGTTCCATCATATTGACGGTCGCGTGTTTAGTGTTGTTCGCCATATTAGACATTTTGTCGGATATTTCGTCGCGCATACGTCCGACAATGGTAATTGCCGCTTCATTCGCCATTATTCAGTCCCCCTTCCTTTCCCTGGCGGCCGCCAGCGGCCCCAGGGTTAAAATCCTGGCCGGTAACGGGCCCCGCCGGTATAATCCGACGGCCCGACAAGCCCCGCCCGTCCTGGCGCGTCGTCACGGTTGCCAGTCCCCGCCGTTTTCCGCGACCCCCTTCACGCCCTTGTAAATCAGGATTCGTTCGATAAGGGATTGCGGAAGGTCGGCCAGGTCGCGGGGCGGCAATCCGATTTCAGTTATAAGCATTGCTTCTTCCATTTCCGGCGGCAAGCGGTAACGGGCCGGTATCTTCAGGGCCAGGAAAAGCCCTTCCCCTAATTCCCGCCGCCGCCCTTTGGTAAAGGGCCTTGTTTCCCGTAAATCAGGTTCGCTTCGTTGACCAGGGTCTTCACGACTTCGTCGGGAAGCGAATCAAGGGTCGCCTGGTCAACCGGCCCGAACGACCATTCCTTTATTTGGCCCAACAGGATTATGTCGTCAACGGCCGTCCAGTCAACCTTGTTCACTTCGATTTCGACGGTCTTCCCGCCGATGTATTTCGGCTGAAGGTCTTCCCCGACCTGAATCTTCGCGTTGCCTTCGGGAACAACGGCGAACGGCCGGACAAGTTCGTTGACCGCCCGTTGCGTCCCGTGACGAAGTTCCAGGAAAAAGTCGGCCCAGGCCCGCTTCTTCAGGAAGCCGCCTGGTTCCAGGTAAACCCGTTTCGTTTGGCTGATTTCCATTGATTCCCCCTTCCTTTCGGTTACATAGTATTACTAGATACTGAAATGAATCTATGACGCCGTTCTGGTGACTTGTCCGTCCACCTGAAGTTCGACGCGGGCCGTCAACAGGCTTCCGACCCTGGTCTGTATTGAGTAATTCCGAACCCAACAGTTGCCGGAATACTTCGGGGACGAACCCCCCTTCGGGTAATATTCGAAGGCGACGGCCGCGGTATGCGTCCGAAGCGGCCCGAAGACCGTATCCGAACCCGTGTTCGCCGTGTCGTCGAATATGACTTCCAGGTTTATCGGGCCGTTTTCAAGGGTCGGGTGGTATTTATGGCCCGCCTGGTTAAGCGGTGTCGCTTCGTTTAATTCCCTGGGGCCAGGTAAACCTTCGATTGAAACAATCGAAGCCGACACGTCCCGAAGCGTGGAACCCGTGTCGGTAATCTTGAAGACCGATACTTGACTGTCAAAAAAGGACATTCTAATTACCCCCTTTTTCCGATTTCGCCTTGACCGGACATATAGGCGACCACGTTCCGGCCCATAGCGTTAACGATTTCCTGGACTTGCGGCATAAGCATAGTTAGGACGCGAAGGTGATATGGATTCGGGGCCGCGGGCCCGACCGACTTTCGGAAGAATTCCTGGCCGCCTATCCAGAAGTGAAGGGCCTTCGCGCGAATCGCCTTTATGGGGCCGCGACCTTCGCGGACGATGTAAAGGTAAAAGACGCCTTCCGGCGACTTCGCCCCCTGGCGGATTTCAAGCCGCTGGTCTTCAGGGCCCCCGACGACCTGGAAGACGGTTGACCGGCGTCCGGCCCCCGTCCGGTACGGCGTCGCGTCGGCCAGCGGGCCGGTTCCCTTTGCCGGTACGAAAAGTCGGCCTATGGCGCGAAGCCCTTCGTTGAAGATAATCTTCAGTTGGCTTCGCGAAAGGGCCGAAATCCTTTCGTTGATTTCGCTGGCCCCCTGGACTTCAAACACGAATTCGGCCATTATTCCGTCCTTCCTGGGTTCACGATTTCCAGGACGTTCAAGGTATGCCGCCGCCCGCGGTAAACGCCCTTTCGTTCCATTATCAAGTCCGGCCTGGCGGCCGCGGACAAGTCCGCCCGCTGGACGTTGGCGGTCGCTGATAAGCGCGGGTACGCGGCCAGGGTGTCAATTACCTTTTGCGTTTCGACCGCGACCCTTGTATCGAGTTCGACCAGGTCGCCGCGCCAGGGAACCATAACGTCCACGTTATAGACCCAGGTTCGGCGTTCCATTTGGATTGTGATTTGTTCGCTGGTTACGGAATCATAAGACACGACGACGACCCGCGCCAGGCCCTTCGCCATTGGCCGCCGGTCGTAAAGATTGCAATTCGTATCGTCGAAGTCGGCGTGTTTCCGAATCGTGGTAATGATTCCCGCTTCGATTACCGTTTGTGACATAATGCCCCCTTATTCGTCGTCTTCTTCCGTGGTTTCACTGGTAGGGCTTCCAGGATAGGCGTCTTGACCACGGGTAAAAATGGGCTTCTTTTCGTTGCCGTTTTCGTCTTCCTGGGAACCGGCGAAGACCCTGGATAACCGGCCGACCCGCCGTCCGGCCCGAAGACGGTTTTCCCGAATCGCCTTCAGCGCGGACTTGAATTTGTTCGAATACGTGGTCGCCCTGGTTTCCCCCGTTTGTTCGACTTCGTCGTCGGGGTTGAAGTTGTTCGCCGGAACCACGGTCAACAGAACGGCGGCCGCCCCGTATGCGTTCGCCGCTTTCAAAAAAGCGTACGCCGTCGGCCAGGTGGTTTCGTCCACGGGGACGGTATAGCCGACCTGGTCAAGTTCGCGATTCAGGTCGGCGGCGGCGTTGTCCAGTTCCGCTTCGACCTGGGCCAGCGTCGGAACCGTGTCCGTGTCGAAATCGCGGTCGGCGACAATGTCCCCGATTAGCCGTTCGACGTCTTCGTGTTCCGCGTATGTGTTCGCGCCAACCGTCATTGGCTTGTCCCCCTTTCGTTAAACTCCCGACGCCAAGTCAATATAAACGGATACGTTCTTCACGGGAAGGTCGGTCGGGGCGACCGCGTACGCCAGGCGAAGAAGGTAATACGGGTACGAATACCCGATGAAGCCTTCGTCGGCCTTTTCCGTGTCGCTTATTTCGCCGGTATCCAATTCGAAGGTTCCGGCGTCCCCGACGTCGCCGTCGGCTTCGTGCATACCGTACAACGTCCACGTCAAGTCGCTATTCGGGGCGTTGTCAATGGAAAGGTTAAGGACGGACTTTCCGCGGCCCTGGAATATGAAGTCGTGGTTGTCGGTATCGTCGCCAGCGAAGGTTCCGCTTTTGTTGGTTGGGGAAATGGCTTGCCGGTAATGGACTTCCGGCCCGTTGTTGGTTAATGTTTCGACTGTCATTGTGCCCCCCTTCAAGGTTATTTCCGCGGCCAGCGCGGGCCGCTATATTCAATTCAGGTTAAGGCCCCCAGGATTCGCGTCCTGGGGGCCCTGGTGACTATTTGGCGGGTTCCCCCGCTTCGGTTTCTTCAGCGTCCCGAATCCGCTTGAAGAATTCCAGGTCTTGTTCTTCCGGCGACCGAATCACGGCATACGCCGCCTTCATGCGGGCGTATTCGAATTGGTCAACAAGTACGAAGTCCTTCGCGGCCCGAACCCTTTCGACCAGGTTCTTTTGTTCAAATGCCTGGTCAACGGAAAGCTTCAATTCGGGGTGAAACAACAGGCGGGCCAGGGAATCCTTGACGTCGTAATCGTCCATAATGGGCTTGCCAGTTTTCCGGTCTTCGCCGACCTGGACTTTGTAAGGCCGGACGTCAACCTTCCATACCTTGACGGCTTTTGGATTTGGCTTATTGTTCGCCATTGTTGAACCTTCCTTCCGGTTTATTTTTCTTTGGCTTTGGCCGTCTTCTGGTCTTTGGGCTTGTCCGCTTTCGCTTCCTTCGCCTTCTTTTCGACCATTTCGAATTCGGCCTGGGTCGTTTCGTCGTCGCCGCAATGCGGGCACTTCGCGGGGTATGCGGCCCCGCCTTCGTGTGTCTTCCCGCAACCCAGGCAACGCCAGATTATCGCTTTTTCCATTTCGAACCCCCTTCGTTATTCGTTACCGGCGTCCATTTATGCCGGAACCACGGCGAATGCCGGAATATACCCGTCAACGCCGTTGTGCTTCGACTTGATAATGAACGCCAGGGCGTGCGAATCAATGGAATGAGTGTTCGCGACCGCCGTGTCGCCCGTTGCCGCCGCGAAGTTGAAAAGGCAATCGAAGCCGTTCGTCGAAGTGTGAAGAACCTTGAAGACTTCGTCCACGGCCCCCATGCCGGACTGGTCGGTATTGCGGATTACAAGCCCCATGCGTTCCTGGGACTGTGTCGTGTTTTCGTCGGACAATTCGACGTCAATCCCGCGGACGTCGGTATAAACGTTTCCGTAGTTTTCAGCCCTGATATGAAGGCCGTGTAATTCGGTTACGTTCTTCCCGCTGTCATTGCGGCAATTCAGTTCCATTGTCTTGACCCAGGAAAGGTTCGTCCCGCGGTTCCTGGCCTGGATATTCAGGGCCCGCGCGCCCCCGATACGGGTCGCCCCGTCCAGGTTGTTCGCGCGGTTGGCGACGATAATCTTCAGGCCGCAATCGTCGTTGCCGTCCCAGGTAGCTTCGAAGCCGTCGGACGCCCCGCGGTCAACCTGAATATTCATTGCCCCCTGGCGGAAGCCGGAAGTCCCGCCCAGGACTTCCAGGTCAATGTCCATAGCTTTCGCGGAATCGCCGCCCGCCAGGGATTTCGAAACGGTCAAGCGGCTGAAAGTGTGCTGGCCTCTCCAACGTACTGTCATTTTTCATTCCCCCTTTTCGTTATTCGATTTCGGGGGCCCCGTTCCCAGGGCCCCCGCTTCGGTTAGCTGATTACGCTGGCGAAGTAAACGCCGGTGTCGGTAGCCGTGACTTTGAAGTCGAAGGCGTGTTTGCCTTTCAGGAAGTCACGGTCGCGGTCGTCCTGGCGGGTCGGGATAATGTTCACGGTCAAGCCGGTGTCTTCCAGGTTCCATACGAAGGTATAACCGGAAGCCGGTTCGTCCAGGGCGGGCCGTTCGGGGACGTAAAGAAGAAGCGCGTTTTTGCCCCAAACAAAAGCCTGGGTCGCGGTTCCCGCGCCTTCCGCGGAAGTCCGGCGGACGCACGTCCCGATAAGAAGCTTTTCGACGTCCAGGGCTTCGGCGACCTGGGCGGCCGTCAAAATGCCCTTGCCGGTGTACTTGAACATATCCAGCAGAATCGGGTGTCTGCGAAGCTTGCTGAAGACCTGTTTCCCGATAACCAGCGTATTCGGAAGAACGCCGGTATTCTGAAGGACGGTGTCGCGGTACGTGTCAATGTCTTCCGGCGGGTTGGAATCGTCTTCGTTGTCCCAGGCGACGAAATCCGTACCGACGGTCGGGTTGTTATCCCATACGCCGCCCGCAAAGACGGCGGCCGCAATCTGGACTTCGCGGTTCAAGGCGAACTGGTGTGCCAGGAATTCGGAACCCCTGGTTTCCAGGTCAATCGCGGCGTCCTGGTTCTTCACGTTCTCGTCGGGAATCGGGAAGCCCAGGTGGTAGATGTCGCAATAGTATTCGTCCGTGGAAAGCTTCATGCGGGCTTCGGGATAGGTGTCGCCAGGCGTCCGAAGTTCGACCTGGTTCGTTAACCAGGAACCCTTGTCCCACACGTAATACTTGTCGGACTGTTTATCAACCGGAACCAGCGGCAAAACCTGGTCGGCGATAAACTGTTTGTTCTTATAGGCGATAGCGATTTCCGAAAGGGCCGCTTCAACGTGGACGTCGGTCGCCGTCGGATTGCCGAATTTCCTTCCGAACTTTTTCATTTGTTCGTTTTCCCCCTTTTTAGTTTTTTACTGATTAGCTGGTGGCAATCGCGCCAGGGAAACAGAAGTCGAAGACCCCGTACGGCGTGTCGCCGTCCACGGTCGCGCCTTCAACGCAGATACCGACGCAATACTTGTCGGTATCGGCGACTTCCCATAAGGCGACTTTGCCGCCGCTGGCGATACGAACCTTCTGGCCGTATGTGATGGTTTCGGCGACCGGCGCGGGCGCGCGGCCCATTACCAGGACTTGCGCGGCTTTCCCGCTTTCGGGATTGTTGATTACCAGGCCCGCGGGGACGTCAGTATCGGCCGTCGGAAGACCGACCTTTTTATCGGCGGTCATTTTACAGCCGTAATACTGTTTGCTGGAATAGTCGCTGGCGGCTTCGCGGGTGTCCGTCCAGATAAGCTTTTCGTTCATACCCATTGTTGAAGTTCCCCCTTTTTATTTTTATTCGCCGCCCCGCTTATTTCCGGCTGAAGTACAGGTCGGGGCGGGCTTTGGACACGGCCTTGATAGCGTCGGCCTTCGACGTTCCGGCGTGTTCCTTCTGGTATTTGGCGACTTCGTTGTCGAAGTCGGTCGGGTCGCCCTTCCTGGACGTACCCAGGGAACGGGTCGCTTCGGTCGCGACGCGGTTCGCTTCTTCCAGGGCCTTGAAAGCGACGTCGGCGGCGTCCTTGCCAGCCTTTTCTTCGATTTCGGCCAGGCGGACGGCGTGTTCGTGGGCCGTACCTGGAATAGCGGCAAAGCTGGCGGTCTTGTCCTTCCAGGCGGAAAGGGAAGACTGGCCGTTGACCTTCTTTTCCAGTTCGGCGATACGGTCGGTCGCCTTCTTCAATTCCGTCATGGCTTCCCCGCCAGGCGCGGCGGCCCCTTCAACCAGGGCCTTGATTGCGGCCAGAATGTCTTCAATGGTCGCGGCGGCCCCCAGGCCCAGGGCGGCGGCTACGGCCGCCAGGTCGCCTTCCTGGAAGAAGGACTTCAGTTCGTCCAGCTTCGGGGCTTCCCCGTCCTTAAACAGTTTGACCAGGTCGGGAAGGGACATAGCGCGCACGTCGGCGGCCTTTTTCCCCTGAAGTGCTTTCGGTAAATTCATGTTTTCCCCCTTTTCTTTATTGGCTTTCGCCATATTTGCGGGTACTTCGCCAGCCTTTAGCTTCTGAAGCGCGGCGATTACTTCGTCCAGGCTGGCGTCTTCGGACAACCCTAATTCCTGGGCCGCCCATTTAACGCCCCGCATTCGTTCTTCCAGCGTGTGAAATTCCGCCGGTTCTTCTTCGCCGCCAGGCGCGGATTCGGCTTTGCCGACCAGCTTGTCTATAAGTTCGCCAACATGGGCGAACGCGGCCTTCAGCTTTGACTTCATGGTCGGTATGTCGTCGCCAACCGTGAACGACAATACCCGCGCCCCCTTGCGGCTTCCGCCGAATACCAGGGCGCGTTCCAGGGTCGCTTTGTCAACGGCTGGTTCTTCCGCGCCAAGTAAAGCGACGCCTGTTATGACTGGCCCAAAGTCCCCGACCGTGTCTTCGATTTCGACGGACACGGTCGCGTATTGGCCGCCTTCGATAAGGTTGGCTATGCCGTCGGGGACTTTGTCAAAGGCCGCTATCAGAAGACTTCCCTTTCGTTCAAGGGAAATCATTCCGCCAAGTTTAATTTGTCCCTGGCCGTGGTCGCCGGTTATGACTTCCTGGGGGACGTCCAGGGCTTCCGCGACACGCCGGTTGAAGTCGTCGGACGTATGGCCGCATTTCAACGGTACTATGGCCGGAACGCCAGCCGTGAAAGCTTCGACCATCTTGTCCAGTTCTTCGTTCGACCAGGTCATTTCGACCCCCGCCGAATCCGTCCAGGTTCCGGCCGCGAATATCTTCACGCCGGTAACGGTCTTCATTTTGGGGGCCTGGTACTGTTTGACGAATCCGAATCTGGTATATTCGAATCCGGCTTCGGACGCCGCCTTGCAAGCGGCTTCGTATGCTTCTTTTTCCGGCTTCCCCGCGACCAGGGCCGCGTCATAAGCCGCCAGATAGGGTTCGGGGTACTTGTCCGCGCTCATGCCGGAAGGCCAGGTTCCCGTGATTTTGTGATGTAACCAGGCGCAAAATCCTTCAGGGCTTGACTTGTCCCCGTTTTTGGAAACGCAATCGTTGAAGTCTGTGTATGGGCCGAATGGCATTTTACTTTACCCCCTTTCCGATTTCGGGGCCCCTGAAAAAGAAAACCCCGAAGGACGGGATTCCGTCTTCGGGGTCGTTCGGGGCCGACTATGGGCGGTCAAGCCGCCTGTATTCTTTTAATGCCTTGCGGCCGGTTCCGCGGCCGCGGTGTTCGGTTTGATTAAAATATAACCCTGGCCCTTTAGTTTGTCAATAAGGGCCTGGACGGGAATAACGGCCAGGTGCTTTTCGCCGTGACGCCGGTCTTTAATGACGACCGTTTCGCCGACTATTTCGGCCAGCTTTTGCGTCCCGCAACAGTCGCAATAAATCACGTTCCCGTCAATCACGAAATACCCCCCGTTGCCACTGGCCGTCGCGCTTTACTTCGATATGACAACGGCAATTCCCGCGGCAAGTAACTTGTCCGGCCGGAACCGTCTTCAGGGTTGACCAGCCGCCAGGATATTCGCCCGCCATTTCGGGACAACCGAAGTATCCGGCGGAAGCCTGGCAATGTTCGGCCAGGGGGTCAAGTACCCATCGAATCGGTTCGATTTCCTGGCCCTGGGCCTTCCGTTCGTCTTCGCGGACTTGCCCCAGGCCCTTTTGAACTTCGAATATGGCGACCCAATAGCCGCCCGAATAAGCGGCTGGCATGGCGCGGGTAGTATTCAACGCGGCGTTAAGAGTTCCCGCGGTCACGACCGCGCCCGTCGCCAGGGCCAGGGTCACTTTTTCGTGAATCCTGGGAATAAGATTCTGGCGAATCATTTCCACGTTTTCGGCGATAAGCCGGTCGGAAATGGCCCGTATTTGCGGTAAATCAGCGCGGGACTTCGCGGACACCTTGACGGCCCCCAGGATACCGGCCGCCTGGATTTCGGTCAAGCGTTTTTCCAGGAAGGGAATCTGGCCGTCCAGGTATGCGGAAAGTTCCGGTACTGTCGCCCCGCGGTCGGCCCGCTGGCGAAGACCGCGCTTCAATTCGGCGGCCCATGTGTCATAAACCTGGACAAGCTTCTTCTGTTGACGGTTCGTCGCGTCTTCCCAGGACGCGGAACCACGGCGTTGAATCTGGCCCGCCTTCGGCCTGGCATAGTGACCAGGGCGCGGCGGCCGCCGGACGAAGTGGTTCCCGAAGTAAATCGGGACGCGCTTGTCGGCGAAGCGGGCTTCGACTTTGTTGACGACGAAGCATTCTTCGACCGTGACGTCCGGCCGTGGGCCGTCTTCCAGGTACTTCAAGGTCAAATGGGGCTTGTATTCGTAATCCTTCGAATACTCGATACCGGCGTCGTCCAGGACGGCGGCCAGGCGGCCGCGGAAATCTTCCAGCATAGGCGACCGGACAATGGCGACCAGGGGCCGTTCTTCGTTTTCTTCGAAGACTTCCGTCCCCTGAAGGACAACGTCAAGGCCGGTATATTCGGCCGCCAGCTTTGAAGCAAGCTGAAGGATTCGGTTCCGGTTGTCGTCGCCCAGGTCGGCGTTATCGTAAAAGTAAAACAGGGTAATGTGAAGGTCTTCCGCCGGTTCGCCGCCTGGTATAGCGATTCGCGAAGCGACGTCCGGCGGGGCGAATAGGGCCAGCATTGCGCCTTCGTGGTTCGCCTGGAATTCGAACTTCATTATTGCCCCTTTCCGGCGGATTGGGCAATCTTTTTCTCGATACGATCCCCCAGGTCGTTAACCTTATTCGGAAGGTCAAATAAGCCGCCCATCGGCGGGGCTTCCGGTTCCCTGGGGCCACCGCGTAAGTCGTCGGGTAAATCTGGTAGGTCGGCAATCGCGCGAAGATGATCTTCATCGAGGTCGGTCGGCGTGAATATCTTCGCCTGGGACGCCGTGTTCAGGGCGTTCACCAGGCCGGCCAGGTCAACCTTGCCGGGTTTTTCCCAAACGATTTCGGGATAGCCGGATATGCCCGACCATCCGTTGAAGCGGAAAAGGTACGGGACAAGCTGAAGGTTCCATGTTTCTAGAAGGTAACGTTGGACGGCTTCAAGGACAAGGGAAAAGAAGTCCTGGGAACCTTTGACTAGAGCTTGCGTCCCGACGTTCCCCATACCCAGGATAATGAATTGCGCGAAGAAGCGCATTAACATAACTTTGTGCCAGCGGTCGATAATCTGGTTGACGTCGTATATCTTATTGCCGCCCGCCCAGGGAGACATTTCAACGCCAGGGGGAACGATTAGGTAAACTTCTTCGTCCCGTCGAAGGCCTTTCAGGGCGGCCTTCAGGTCGGTTAAATCCGCGCCTTCGTAATTTTCGTCGGTCAACTTTGCCATAGGCATACCGCCGACGTCCCGTTCGACGCCGATTCCTTCGTAATCTTCCAGGTTGCGGGCGAACTTGTACGGCCGGAATACAGCTCTTAATACGGAATGCCCCTGGGGGTTGCCTTTCCGGCCTCTGTATTTGAAATGGACGCATTTCGAAATCGGGATATGGTAAGTATTTCCACCGTTCGGATCTGCTTGTACAAATTCGACCAGTTTATCTTTCTCGTTCTCGTCATATTGCCAACGGAGAAGGGATTCCTGCCCGCGGGGATCAAGGTTTTTTAACCAAAGTCGTCCGTCAACTCTTTTGTCCAGAACGATTTCGGAAACGGCGAACCCGAAGTCCAAACATTCCAGGGCATCCTCAACGTGGGAATTCCATGTCTGGCCGTCCATATTGTTCATGCAATCCCAAAGCCAATCAGCCGCGGCTTGATCGTTGGGGGCCCCGCCTGGAGCTGGTTCTACATTAAAGCTCGCCGCCTGAAGGGGAAGCTTGATTGCGTCCAAAAGGGCTCCGATAATCGGGTCGTCCCGCATTTCTAGGTAGAGTTTGACTTCGGACGACCAACTTTTAAGGGCATTCAAGTATTCTTCGCGAATCATACCCCCGATGTGCTTTAAGCCGGTTACGCCGACTACCGTACGAAGCCCGTTACCCGAACCCTGGGACTTTCCCTGATATTCGCGCCTCACTACATGGTTGTGCTTATAGAAGGGCCGCCCCTGTTTTGGACGGCCGGAATTTTGATTCTGTGCGTTTTTAGGCGGGCCTGAATTGGTGTTAACCATATCTTCAATCCCTTTCGTGCGGAGATTTCGGGCTTTACCGAAATATTATACTGGTTTTTCCATTGTGTCAAGTTGATACTATGGTAAGTTATAATTCCATTTCATACCAATAACCTTTCAGTCACGCCAGCTTGACGTCTTTTCTTCCCTCTCGATTGTAGCCCCGCGTCCTATTATCAGGCGCGGCTTTAGAGCTCTTAATCCATGTATCAGAACGTCCGGTATATCATCATGTGAGCCCCTGGGAAAGTCTCCGACTTCCTTCAAAAAATCGGCCAACCATGAGGCCCTTTCTGGAATATAAACCTGGCCAGCTTCCATAATGCCGGTCACGGTATGGGCTCTTGTTACCTTGTCGTCCACGGCCTTGACCGCGCGAATCGGGACGGTCGTATCCCGCCGGACTTGCTGAATTAAACTGATCCCTGAAGCCTTATCTTCAATCAGAACGCGGTCGGGGTTCCATTTATCGAAGTTCGCTTGACAAGACCGAACCAAGTCGGGAAAAGCCATACGCCGGACAAACAAGTCTAAAATATAGTATCGCCGCGGGAACCGAGATTCCCCAATGGTCAAACATGCCGAACGATCGTTACGTTGTTCTTCTTTGAATGCCGTATCCCATATTTGGATAACGCGGGAAAAGTGCTTGGGAAGGTCTTCGTCCGTATACGACTTGAACCATGCTGTCTTAATAATGCCTCCGCCTTCCGGTTGCGGCTTGCCGCGGTATTGAGCCGACCACCAGAAGGGGCCAGATACCACACGTTGCGCCTTCAACGCAGATTCGTCGTAGCGTTCAGGATAAAGGGCTTCGCCAATTTTACGGCCCAGGGGGTCGTTTTCTTCCGCCAGCGCGGGAAGGTTAATTACTTCCCAGGCGTCCGCCTTGACGTCTTCTTCGACGATGGTCTTTTCTTCTTCTTCGGCGTCCTGGGGCGCATTACCGGTCAAGGCCCCGACCAGGTCTTGTTCATGCCAGCGCGTCATAATAACAATTATCGAACCGCCAGGGGCGAGCCTGGTTCGGGCAACGGAACGATACCAGTTCCAGTTCCGCTTCCGGTAAACAGGCGAAAGGGCTTCGGTGTCATTCTTTACGGGATCGTCTATAATTATCAGGTCGAAGCCGCGGCCGGTGAACGGGCCCCCGATACCGGCGACGTACATTCCGCCGCCGTACCCGCGAAGCCGCCAGCGGCCCTTCGCCTTTGTGTCCTGGGTCAAGTGAAGGCCTAATTCGTCCCCGTTTTCTTCGATGGTTTCCTTCGCCTTGCCGCCCCATTCCGAAGCGTAACCCATTTCGTACGACGCCAGGCCAACCTTTTTCCAGGGAAACTTCTTCAGGAACCAGACGGGCGTCCAGTGTGAAAACAGTTCGGACTTGCCATGCTGGGGCGGTATCGTGTAAATCTTGAAGCATTGGCGTTCGGCGATTGCGGCGACGTCGTTCGCCATGAATTCGACGTGACGCGGGCGGGTATAGGCCCCATGCGATAGGTGTTCCCCAAGGGTCGCCGGTGTCCGCGTCCAGTTAGAATTAGATTCGGCTTCACGGATGTCAACAGCAGTCGCGGCGTCCTTCAGAAGATAGGGCTGTTTAGTTATCATTCATTTTTCCAATCCACGGTCACTTCGATTAGGGATTCAAAGCGTTCGGGATCGTCTTCAACCTGATTTTCGGGAACGGGGATTACTTCAAAGGATACACCCATTTTAAAGGGCGCGTTGCGTTCGATTGCCGCTTTGACGCGTTCCCCTTGTTCCTGCGTCATAAAAAACCGGAACCGAGGTGTTGGGCTGGCCTGGAACATGGCTTCGATGGTTACGGGGTCGCCTGTTGAATCCTGATGCGCCTGGAACTGATTCCCGGATATCGCATCGATTGGAATAGGAATACCGTCACTATGTTCCGCCAGGTATGCAGTATCATCAATACCAGTTACCATTGTTAAGGGACTTTTTAGCTTGGTGTCCTGGGGCCGCTGAAAGCCGTCCGCTGGTTGCGAAATGGGCGGATTCTTCCAGTTCGGGAAACGCAGACAATGGCCTTGACCCTGGTATTGCGCTTTACACTTCGTCCGGTCTTCGCAATCTTGACAGATAATCGGCGTCGTATCCTGGCGCGCCAGACGAGGGTTTCCCGCCGTGCCTTTGTCCGGTAAAAGCATTATGCTAGGTTCGCGCCCCAACTTGGCAATGACCACCGGATTCGTGGTCGTCGGTACTGTCTTCATTTTGGGACAACGCCGGTGAATCCTGTATGGCCGCTTTCCCTTCTTCTTAACGACCTTAATATTCCCCTTCTTCAGCGGGGCCCCGCATAGCTTACAGCTATTCATAACTTCACCCAGCCCTTTAATCTAGCTTCTTCATCTTGGATATCCTGGTTGTCTTTTATCAGTTTTTCCCCTTCTTCATCAAATACAGGCCTCACGGCTCCGATTATTCGATTGTCTTCTTTTATCAAAAATATACCATTTTCAACCGAATAAACGTATTCGTGTACTCCCCCGAAAGTGTCTTTGTACTTTATTGTTTTCTTCATTTTTCGAACTCCAAAATATTTATTAAATGTCTGCCGATGTACTCGGTATAAGCCGGAGGGATTGCTTCCGCAAGTTCATTTCCTACCATCCAGTCAATACCCATACCTTCCCGCCAAGCGTCGGTTCCTGGGAACGACAATCCGTCACGTTTGCTTTGACCGCCAGCATGACCATAAACCGGAAGGGCCTTCCCAGTATGACAACACGTCGCCGGTGCAAATATGGTGAAGTTAGTTTCGAAGTGTCTATGGCGGCGAAGGCGGTATTCGCCGGAATGAAGCCCGAACATAGTCCCGCATAACATTAAAGGATCTATCAAAGGGGCTTGCGGGACATTTTCGATAACGTATAGTTTCCCCGTAGATATAAACCTTTCGCGCGTAGGGTTGATTAAGTCGGGGTGTTCGTTTTCTCTCCCCCATTTTTTTGTCATGGTCGAATAACGCTGACATGGTGGGCTTGCATGATAAGCGTCGAAGCCTTCCAGCGGAAATTCCAGCGCGTCCGCAAGATGGAATTCGAACGGATAACGCGGTTGTGGCTTGTTATCAACCCCGACCACTTCGAACCCCGCGCGATAATATCCCATTGCCGCGCCGCCAGCTTTACAGTAAAGGTCTAACATTTTCGGCTTTGTCATTTCCGCCACGTTCCCTTCAGCTTTATTTCGACGACCGCGCG